ATGGAAACTTATGATATATATTTTAAAGAAGGTAATGATTTTGCTAATAAAGGATTTTCATTGAAAGATAAGGCTAAGGCCATTAGAATGGCGGAAGATATGTTGGCTGAACGCAAAGGATATGTGAAGGATTTTGTTGGAGGAACTATTTCCGTAATGTGTAAAGAAACGAAAGAGGAAGTTTGGTCCAAGCCGATAGAGGAGGTTTAATGCAATTTTTACATCTTTTTTTGCCTTGCCAATCATAGAGTTGTGAAATACAGTGCTGTAATTGAAATGGTACGTAGCCGTTAATAGCAGCAACCCTTGGTTGTATTTGTGGTGGATTTGTTATTGGCGGACATGAATATTTCTTTCTCTTCTAGGATATTCGGTATATTTCTCCTTTCATGCTTTTGCCGGACTGATATAGATAATGCCGGGTAGCACTTGATAGGACGATGATTGTTCTTTTACTAAGATGCTTCAGTATGACTTTTTTCCGATCCTATCCATTCTTGACATATAGTTGTTATTCATAGCTAAATACACCGTATTCCCAATGAAGCTTTCTGTGGGGATCCCTTTGGTGTTCGTGTAACTATTGTGACTGTTATTATGCCGATGGGGTATAGTATTGATACAACAATGATTTTTCATAATAACTTTTAACTTATGATTTAGATAGCTCCGACTTGTCACAAATCGGGGTTATCCGCTTGTTATGCTATTAAACTTGGTCAGCTATTGGTTAACAATTTCACGCAACAGTAACTCTTTGGAGTAAAAGTGGCAAATAAATTTTTTGTTCACATGAAAAAAACTTTCCCAAAAGCTTTGTATTATTGATTTTCTATGTATCTTTGCATCGTTATTATTTCTCGGGGTATTAGCTCATCTGGCTAATTTTTTCTACTTCTTAATCTGCTGTTTGTCACCTATTTATATTTTTCGTTTTCGTTTGATGTTGAAACAATGTTGAAACAAAGGAGATTTTCATGTTAAAGCCGGGCATAATCCCCGGCTTATGTTGTTTTTTAACTCTTCCCGGATTCCAATCATGTTCTTTAGTTGTTATTGCTAAAATATTGCTAAAACAATTTTCAAATCATTTCAATTCATCAAGCCTGTAACTACTTCCGTCTATAAATATCGAAGTACCAACAGTTGTAAACGTAGCCTTCTCCCTCACCATTCCACCGAGAGAGTTTTTAGCCCCATAATCCAGTTCCCAATTTACTGTGAAATCTCCATCCTTTGTGTATTTTTCGCTGTACACCTTGAAAGATTCAGGGTCTTTTAAGGTATAATCGAAATATGCTTTATACACTTTCCTCCCTTTATAAACAGCTTCATCGCAGGAACTCATACAGAATAGTGCTGACAAGCCTATTATGGTAAATAGAATCTTCTTCATAATCTTATATATTTAGTTTGTTCTTTAATTCGTTGAATAAATCGGGATTTTCAAGCTCTCCCCAATGGTATTTCTTATATCTGTCCCGGTCGAAGCTGTCTTTTTTCTCATAAACAATCAGGTAATCCTTATCACATAAAACAATCACAGAAGAATTAAGTAATCGGGCGTATGAGCGCGCTTGCAAATATGCTTCTTCTCTTTCCTTGTTATTCCTCATACACAGCTTGGCTTCAATCAACACTTTTGCCCTTTCCTCATTTGGTTTATTGTCATAATGTAACGCATAATCTGGGAATATCCTATGTCCTCTCCCTGCTTGGATTGGTAACTGCCGAATGAAGTCTTTGTTCTCATACCATCCCATAGAGTTAAGCAAAGGTTCTAATAACTGTTGCTCTACGTCCCGTTCTATCTCTATACTTATATTTTGGGGTAGTGTAGGAGCATATAGCTTTGGTAAGGTATCTATATCAAATCCTTTTGCCTTTATTATTCGCAGAAGTTCGGAGTAATCCTCGCTACTCATTGGCCATCCGTTTACTCCCTGGAACTTCTTTCTAATAAGAGGATGCTTTGAGAAGTATTCATCGGCTTGGAGTTCCTTCAATGTTATATGAGGTAGATTTATCTTATTTCCTATGTACGTATTGCTGTAATAGTGGAAGAATGGATCTATCACTCCATCTGTTTGAGCGATCCACAAACAAGTGATTGCGCTAACTGGTGATGTTTCATAGTGAACTAGAATATCGCCTTTTTGGGTTTCAGGATTGGCCTGCCAAAAAGTAAAATCTAAAGTAGATTCTATCGGGGCTGTTTTCCCACCAATGAACCATGCTTGTGCCGGTTGTGGAATATCTGTTTTTTCTTTTGAAATGAAATTGGGTGCATAGTCATATAAAAATGCGCATAACTCTGCTGGAGAGAGTTGGTTTTCAATTCTAAACCGATAAAACACCTCACACAATTCCCAATAATACATACATCTCGATTTATAATCAGATTTTTTAGGTATAAGAGGAAGTTCTATCTCGAATGTGTCTGTTATCTTATTTAAAACGAAAAAACGACTTCTGAAAAGGTTTGGGAAAAAGTATTCAGGGGCAAAGTAATATAACATGAATGACAACATATCATTAGCAGATAGCATTAATTGGTATTCGCCCTCATTGATTACTGCTACATGCTCTTCATCAAATATCCCTTTGGTCGTGAGTGTATAATAAAATTGCTTTGCAGATTCATGGTTTTCGGGCTTTTCTGCACTGTCGAAAGAGCAAGCCCAAAATAGGTCGCATGTTTCTACAAAATAGTCTTCTGAAAGAAAACGTGCTGAATTAGGATTGTATTTAGAAAACAGTTCGTATTCAGTCATCTTTTCATTGGCTTCCTCAAACTCCTTAATAGCTTTTTGTCCGTCAGAAGATTGCTTATATAGGTTCCATGTGTATTGATTGAATTTCATAGTATTGTTATTGTAACTACATTTGCGTTCTCGCTAATTTACCTACAACCTTGTATAAATGAATTACATCATTATCTATGTCAATTTCCATATCGGGATATTTTCTTTTCCCATCCGGATTAGCTATATTGTTGTAGGAAGACAATATTGTTTTTTTTCGCTCGTAGTCGATATGAATCATTTTAAGAAGTCTGTCTTCTTTTGTTATAATTACATACGGCTGTCCATTGTCTATGTTTCGTTTGTCTTTTATTTCACGGACAAAGATTGTATCTCCCGACATATACATATCGTACATAGAATCACCATATACGGTTATTCCATAGCATCCAGTAAATTCTGGTATATTCACATATCCAATAACCTTGTTTTCATTTCCGTCAAATCCAATTCCATGTCCTGCGCATACACGTATATCAAGTATTTTAATATCTTTATTCGTGGTTGGAGTTTCAGTGATTGACGAATTGGTATTAATTGTCATGTTGCCAATTCCAGTTATTAACCAATTTATATTAAGGTCAGGGCAAGCAGACGCTATCTTTTCTATTGAATCTGCATTAAAGCCCGTTTTTTTGGCAATAGCTCCACGAGATAAACCAGCTGATTCTTCAAAAGCGGTTTGCCCAATCCCTTTGATTTTTAAATATTCAACAAATCTTTCTTTTGTGCTCATCTTTTTTGGGTTTTACTGTTATCTTTCAGTATATTTGTGTCGGAATCAAGTTGCGGATGATTTCGACTAAATTGTTTAACTATTCCCATTAAGGGACTATATAGGTGACTTGACTTCAAACCGCAACTTTGGAGTTGGTCGCTTTATTTTTTTTGCTATGATAGAAGCCTTAATAATGTATCTATGCGGCTTAATTCCTTGGATTGCAATTATTCTTCTTGGAATAGCAAGGAACCATGAGGATAAAGATGAATAGCTTTATTCATACGATGGCAAATTCAATAGCGCATTGTAAACCGTAATAGCCTTTTCGTCAGATATTCCTATCATTCCAGTTTTTAACTCATCCATGTACTTCATTACTATTTCGCATTTATTGATACAGTTTGTTTTCTGTAGTATATCCACTGCCTGCTGTAAACTGATAGACACTAATTCCCTTTCTCCTAATTTATTAGCATCAATTGCTGCAAGGCAAAATACACAAAAAGCTTCGTTGTATTCTTCATTAATAATATAAATATTCCCCGTTGTAAATCTTTGCATTGTTCTTGTAAGAGACCTTAAATCTTCTTTTAGCTGGGAATTACTATCCTTATACAGTTTTCGTTCATCCTCAATTTTTTCCTGTACTCTTTTATCTATAGTCAATATTGTGTATATCTGTATCCCTAAAATCGCTGTTATTCCTATTCCCATGACTGATATACAGATTTCTAATGTTTTTTGAAGCGATACAGAGTTACTGTTGTGCATAGAGTAAAGTGATAGAACTATCGCAATAACACTTAATCCAAGTGCTATCCACGCTATCCAATTTCTATTTCTGCCTTCTTTCTTCATATTATAATAAGGTATAACCTGCTTCAATAGTTAAATAGTGTTGTTTTACTACTATTTTTCAGTATTAGATTCTTTTTACTGAAAAATAGTAGTATATTTGCATTATCAAATTAAACTGATACAAAGAAACGAAGATTAATTCAGATTTCAAATAGTATAAACATATTAAAATACACGATTATGAGAACAAGAGAATTTTTACACGAAGTAATGAGCCTTGCTTGGCAGTTCGTTAAGCGTAATGGCTACACCATGAGCGAAGCAATGAAGGTCGCTTGGGCTAACTTGAAGTTGAAAGGTGAGATGAAAAAGAAGATAGTGAAGTTCTACTTCAAAAAAGTGGACGGTTCCGTTCGTGAGGCATACGGTACACTAAATGAAAAGCTGATGCCTGCCATCACTGGTACTGACAACAGAAAAAAGAATGATACCGTCCAGACTTACTATGATACTGAACGCCAAGAATTCAGATGCTTCAAAAAAGCTAATCTGATGTCAATCGCATAAAAGATATGGATATGAATGCTTACACGATTAACCAGCAGTTGGATAGCCTTTATAAAGATTTAGAGGCAGCTCACAACAACGATGAAAGGACTGTTTGCCTGATGTTCAATGCTGATAGCAAAAAAGAAGCTATCCAGTTGATAACGGATGAGATAGACAGTTTGGAAGATGCCTTAAAAGGTTTTGAGACTTGTGAAGATGATGGTATGGATTACGATGCTCTATGCCGGGTACAAGGTATCAGCCGATACGCATAATACACGATTATGCAATGCACGACAGCCCTACGGACGGATTGAACGGCAACCGATAGCGAGAATCGGGTAGGGTACTATTGATTGGTTCTTTGACATATTGATACGATAAAAAGATATATTTCTGCGAAGGCACGTAAGCGAAGCCAGTGATGGTGGATAGTGGTGGGTGCAAGTGGAACGGAATTGACACCGATAGCAACCGAGGATAAGCCGACAATGGGCGAATGGTTGTATATGTCTGATGGTGGTAAAGCCACGAAGTTGAAATGATTTTTACTTTCAGCACGCCAATTTGTCTTTAGCGTGGTGAGTAGCTTGGTTAGGCACAAGTATCGCTGAAAGGTCTTATAGTCTGTACTGAACTGAAATAAGGTTCTGCTATTCGATTAGGGTACAGATACTTATTTAAATTTATACGATTATGAAAACAATCCAATTCGTTTTATCTATATTGGTTAGTATATGTGCTGCCGGTATGCTTTACGGGGCTATTACTACTTACAGTCCTATGAAAATATTCTCTATCACTATAATGAGTGTTATATGTGTAGGGTGTGTGTCGCTCATGAGAATAACTTATAGAGAACTTAAAACAGACCGCTAAAAGGTAGTCCTATAATCCGGCACAAGGCGCATGGGGATGAGTGCACAATCACCTTGTAAACCAGCTGGGCGGTAATTTATGAAGTAGCATTGTTGGAATGCGTGTAAGCGATTAATTGTTGGTATTAACTTATATTCTAATTTATATATTCATTTAGCTTACAAGAAGTAGGTTCGACTCCTACCTTTTTAACGACATTTTAAATTTATACGGTTATGACAGTGGAAGAATTAAGAGGCATGACGCATGAAGATTTAGTAAGGCGTGTGCAGGAACTGGAAGAGGCTAACGAGAAATTAGCTGAAGAGAAAAATACATGGTATAAATCTTGGAGTGATTTGAACCGGAAGTTTGATCATTTCAAGAACGCGGTTAAAAGCATTGTTCTGATAATAGATTAGATATTCGTGTTTTATATTGTGTTTGTACTGGGTGTGCCGTCCGTGAGGATAGTGCACCTTTTTTAATCGGATGGTTAGCTTATCGGTTAGAGCTTCGTGTTGCGCAAACAATTGGCACGATTGAGAGGGGTTCGATTCCCTTACCATCCACGAATCATTAATTAAATTTTACTCTTATGGCAAAAGAACTGAAAGAAAGAACAGAAATCAAGAAAAAGCTGAAAAAGAAGAATGACAGAATCAGCTTTGACTTTAGCGACAAACTTGCCGGACAGCTTCGCAGGTGTACCGCTGATCTTAACAGGCTGGCAAGGATTGATCGGATAATAGACAAGAAGCAAACTTTGTATTCGGTGGACACTAACAGGGAAGCCGGATATATTGAGGTTATTCGCAATTATTAATCAGCTGACTTACACGATTATGAAGAGAGTTTTTAATGAACTTACACCTGAATGCGAGATTACGGCACGAATGTATGCACAAGGGTATGAGAAAAAAGAAATTGCAAACCTCAAATGCCGAGCGGTCAGCACGATAAACAACCAACTGCAAAGAGCTTTTGAGATTTTGAACGTAAGGAACGGCAGAGAACTGGCAACCATGCTATATGAGAGAATAGCTGGTATGAAGTTCACGATGGACTTTTCACCTACTATTAGGTCGGCTGTTGCTTTCTGCCTGTTGTGCATCTTTTCTTTTTCGCTCTATCACGAACAGGGCGATATGAGAAGGGGACGAAGAACGAGAGTTGAACGAATTGAAAGAACTGGACGGTATGGAGGTAAGACTTGAATTATTTGAATTTAAAAATATCTGCATGGACATGGCGGAGCTTGGTGCAGCTGCCAGTGAGAAGAAACGGTCTCCTGTATCTGATGAAATCAAGCAAAGAGAAGCGTTCAGATGGTTAAAGACACTTGGGTATGAACCTAACTTTTTGGAAAAGTTAGAGAAAGAAGGATTGGTGCATAAGAAAAGAAAAGGCTCATCCAGAAATTCTCCTATCATATATTCCAAGTTCGAGATACAATCCGCTATTAATGCTTTTAAAATGAGTAAATATCTGAACAAATAACCCTATAAAATTTACGATTATGTCACTGATTAAGAAAAGTAATGAATTAGTTATCCCGACCACCGTGAAGATGATGATTTACGGTCAAGCCGGAATGGGAAAGAGTACGGTAGCATTGAGCGCACCGAAACCGCTGCTGTTGGACTTCGATAACGGCGTGAAGCGCATGAACATGGCGCACTTGGAGAATATAGACACAGTACAGGTCACTTCATGGAGCGATGTTCAGCAAGTTCTTCAAGAGGACTTGTCCGCTTATCAGACCATTGTAGTAGATACCATCGGCAAGATGATGGACTTCATCATTACTCACAAGTGTGGAACCCGCCAGCCGTCCATCCGTGATTGGAGCGGTATCAATGCAGAGTTTTCATGGATGACACGAACACTTTCGGGGCTTAACAAGCACATCATTTTCGTTGCCCATCGCGACACAAGAAAAGAAGGTGATGATACGGTGTTTATCCCTGCCTTGCGTGAAAAATCCTACAACTCTATCGTTACTGAACTGGATTTGCTCGGTTATCTTGAAATGAAAAGCGAAAGAGGCGTCCAAAGACGTACTATCACTTTTGACCCAACTTCAAGAAATGACGGTAAGAATACTTGCAATCTTCCTTCAGTGATGGAAGTTCCTACCATCCTTGACAAGAATGGTAATCCAACCGCAAAGAACGACTTTATCACCGCCAAGATAATAAATTCGTATTTGGGTATGCTTGCTGCCAAGAAAGAGGCACAGGAAAAGTATGATAAGGTGATAGAGGAAATCAAAGAAAGTATCGAATTTATAACTGATGCCAAGTCCGCTAATGAGTTCGCCTCTCATATTAATGAGTTTGAACACGTTGGTAGTTCTTTGATGATGGCGAGAAGTTTGTTTGCTGCAAAGGTAAAGGCTTTGGGACTGGTATTCAATAAGGAAACTAAAATCTACTCAGATGCAGCTTAACTATCGTATATATGCAACATTGTTGGATTCTTACTTCAATTACCTTAATAGCGATGTCATATATGAGCGTTATTATGGGTGGAGTGAGAATCCGCCATGTACGGAAGAAGAGTTCCGGCAAAAACAGTTTCAAGAACTGATAGACCGTATCAACCGCAAGCCATTCGATAGCGAAGCGGCAGACAAGGGAACAGCCTTTAATGAGGTTATTGACTGTATGGTTGAAAATCGGAAATCCGAAACTGTGCAGGTTGAAAAGATATATAAGGTAATACGCGAAGGAGCTTGTGACGAAACAGGTAAACCTTTGTATTACGATGAGGTTCAGACCAACGAGGTTATAGGTTTGAAAGCTACCTATAATAATCGTGTTTTTACTTTCCCAATCTCACTTTGCCGAGAGTTTTCCGGTTACTTCAAAGGAGCATTAACCCAACAAAGAGTAGAAGCGATTATTCCAACCGCATACGGCAATGTTTTGGTTTATGGGGTAATTGACGAGCTGATGCCGGCCAGCGTCCACGACATCAAAACAACCGGTAGTTATACCGTGGGAAAGTTCAAAGATCACCACCAGCATTTAGTTTATCCTTATGCTCTTATGCAGAATGGGTCTGATGTACGGATATTTGAGTATAACATTGTAGAGTTCAACAAAGGCGGTTATGTGGTAGATACCTATACAGAAACATACGTTTTCAATCCTGAACGTGATATTCCTATTCTTACTAATCATTGTGAGGAGTTTATCCGGTTCTTGGAAGAAAACAGAGAACTTATAACCGATAAAAAGATTTTTGGAGGAGAAAATTAATGGCAAACCAAATAACCGGACGGATAATCGAAATTGGACAAACCGTTCAAATACCATCCAAAAACGGTGGTTCCTCATTTACAAAACGGGAGTTTATTTTAGATGCTACTACTTACGACCCTTATACGGGAGAGCGTAGCGAGTATGAAAACATTATTCCCTTAGAGTTTTCAGGCGATAAGTGTGCAGAACTTGACCGCTTTAATCAGGGTGATGTTGTTACTGTATCATTTGTCTTACAAGGTCGTTCGTGGACGAACTTGGATGGAGAACTTAAACGTATGGCATCCATTCGATGTTATAAGATAGAGGCACGTGGTGGTGTATCACAACCTCCCCAAACTGCACCTGCACAACAGCCTGTTCAGCAGCCGACGCCACAGTCTACCTATCAACAACTGCCGGATTTTCCGCCTCCTGTTGATGCGAATGGTAATCCCAAGGACGATTTGCCATTTTAGCGTATGATTTTCGACTTGAAGAATGAATATATGGAAGAAATTTGGAAAGATGTAAAAGGATATGAAGAGTTATACCAAGTGTCTAATTATGGTCAGATACGTTCAGTTGATAGAACTGTTGGATATAGGTATAAAGGAAAACAAAGGATATACAAAGGTCGTATGTTAAAGCAAGTTGTAAGAAATGGATATTTATCTGTAAGTTTATCGAAAGAAAATAAACTAAAACAGAAAAATATTCATCGACTTGTTGCCGAAGCCTTTCTACCTAATCCATTTAATTTACCTGTAATTAATCATATAGATGAAAATAAGAAGAATAATATGGTTTCTAATTTGGAATGGTGCTCTTGTGCCTATAATACAAATTATGGTAGCGGTAGAAAGAAACAAGCAGAATCTCAACAGAAGGTAGTATTGCAGTATGATAGGAGTGGAAATTTATTAAATCAGTATCCATCTGCAACGATTGCGGCATTAAAAAATGGCTATAATCTTAAAACTATATCTCAATGTTGTCGAGGACATATTAAAAGTGCATATAATTATATATGGAGGTATAAATATGATATTTAACCTAAATAATTCTTTTGAACATGATAGGTTTAAAGAGTATGTAAATCAATTATATAAGCAAAAGGCTATTGTGGAAGTGAAAAAGAAACTACCTAACCGCACGCTTGCCCAAAACAGCTACTTGCATCTTCTTTTAGGGTATTTCGGTAGTGAGTACGGTTGCAGTCTCGACGAAGCAAAAATTGATTTTTATAAGAGGACTTGCAACCGTGATTTGTTTGAGAGAAAGACGGTCAACAAGAAAGGTAAGGAAGTAACTTACTTAAGAAGTTCTGCCGAGCTGACAACAGGTGAAATGACCTTGAGTATTGACCGTTTCCGAAATTGGAGCGCATCTGTCGCTGGTATCTACTTACCGGCAGCTAACGAACAACAAATGCTTATTTACGCACAACAAGAAATCGAACGTAATAAAGAGTTTATTTGATTATGGATAAATTTTTAGGACAAGACATCCTTGAACAGGAACGTTGGCAGTTCCTTCAGGATAATGCCGATGCAGTAGAGAAAATCGGTTATACCCACCGATTCACACCCGAAGAATTGGCGCAAAAGAAAGAAACATTAGCCGAGGTATCAATTACAATCAATGATATTGAGATTGAAAAGAAAGAGGCTATGGAAGAGTTCAAAGAACGCCTGAAACCTTTGAATGAAGAAAAGCAGGAACTTTTGGACCACATCAAGAGAGGTTCTGAGTTTGTGGAAAATGAAGAATGTGCCAAAATTCTCTACCATGAGGAAAAGATGGCAGGATTCTATAACAAGTTGGGTGAGCTGGTTTACAGCCGCCCGATTATGCCGCAAGAAATGCAGAAGACAGTATTCAGTATTAACCGTAAAACAGGAACAGAATCATGAGCGAAAACAAATTAAACGTGATTGTACCGAAAGATTATAACGGTGCACCAATTGAAGTAGTATTGAGAGAGGGAAAAGCCCCCGTAGCACTCGACCCAAAAGAACCAGAAAGAGTAGTTATCAATGGAACGATAGATGCACCTATCAGATGGTTGGAGAAACGTGTCGAACTGATTAACCAGAAAGCGACCAATATCATTGTAAATCGTGATAAGATGGGGTTAGCATTAACTATTGATGAAACCAACTACTATCAGACTGAAATCAACGGTATTTTGCAGCCTTCAAAAGAAATGCAGGAGTTTGGTATCAACGTTGAAAAGAAATGGGAGCCCATCAAGTTATCTAAGTTCATCAAAATGCACCGTGCTTTCTTTACTGACAAGTCACAGAATATGATGCTTGTATCTACTTTGAAGAATTTCAAAGCAAAGGTAAACCAAGACATTGAGCGCAGCAAGGAGGAAAACGGCAGCAAAGTTGACAACTACTCGCAGGTGGTTGATTCCAATTTGCCGAAATCATTCAAACTGAACATCCCTCTTTTCAAAGGCTTTGCCTGTGAAGAAATCGAAGTTGAGATTTACGCTGATGTAGACGGTAGAGATGTTTCCCTTTCTCTTGTGTCGGCTGGCGCAAATGAAGCAATTGAGGAATACAAGAATAAAGTCATTGATGTACAGTTGGATGCCATCAGACAGATTGCACCAGACATTGTAATCGTTGAGGTGTAACTTTGTTAACCTGCCTGCTCGGTCTGTGAAGATATAGCGGGCAAACCCATAAAAATACAATCATGAATATAGTAAAAAGTAAAAGTTTTAAAAACGGTACAGTTTACTGCTTGCGGCTTGAAGATGGTATGCTGGTAGAAACAACTGATACCTTTCTTCCATATTACACAAAAGATGCGATAGGAAGAAAACAGAATTTCCTTGATAACAACAATCTCGGAAGTCGCGCTGAAAGATGGATGATTGGAGTTTCAACCATGAGCGGTTGTCCTGTACGTTGTAAGTTCTGTGCCACTGGTAATATGAAGAAATACCGCAATCTTACAGCAGATGAGATTGTAGAACAAGTATTGTTTGCTATCAGAAGCGCAGGTTACAACCCGAATGATTCCAAAGAATTTAAGATTAACTACACTCGTATGGGTGAGCCTTTCTTAAATATAGAAGCCGTAAAAAAAGCAATTGAACGTATTACGGAAATATTCCCAAATACTCACCATTACGTTTCAACGATTGGCATTAAAGATAGCGACTTCTCTTTTGTGAAAGGCAATGTGACGCTACAGATTAGCTTACACAGTTTTGACGAAGAAAAGAGAGGCTGGCTTATTCCTTATCCGAAGAAAATGTCTATTGATGAACTTGGGCAAATAAGAACAGAAAGTAATCTGAAAACAACTATCAATTTAACATTGGTGGATGAATCTGATTTTGATGCGGATAAGCTGGAGAAACATTTTGATAAGGAACACTTTTTTGTGAAGTTGTCTCCAATCAATCCAAATAACATATCAGAGAAAAACAACCTTGGTAATGGAATTATCGAGGGAGTGAATTTAGTATAAACAATTTAATTTACAGAATCATGAAAGAGATTAAAAAACAACTTGAAAAGATGGGCTACGATTATGCAGTAGCCATTGCAACAAAGTCTGAAATTGAAAACGGTGCCGCTTGCGGTCAGCTTTCAATTATCGTTGAAGGCGAGACTGAAGAATAAGTAACAGTTAGGTGGTATGGCGGAATTGGTAGACGCTAAAGTTTAATATCTCATAGATAGGTTGTCGGTAACGGGGGGGGTAATATAAGCAGTAGCCCGATGTAAAAACATATAAAGGCAGGTATAGGTGGCGAGATTCCACTCATTGTAAAAACTAAAAAGCTCCTATCATGCAGGTTCAAGTCCTGTTACCACCACATAGGGATAAAATGGTCATAGGGTGCTAAGACTAAATGAATGGAAATTTCAAGTGTACATAGAAATGGAAATCATCAAGACCGTAGTTGTAAGTAACAGGTTGAGTAGTTTAAAGATCGTAGGATAACCAATCTACGGATGAAAGCGAGAAAGCAGACGATACTTGTGCGGGTTCGACTCCCGCTTATCCCTCATAAATGTGAGCCACACATAAATGGCAAGGGTTAGTGAATAATGGTTGTTTTGCCCCGGAGAATATGCTTCGGGGCTTTTAATTAAAAAATTATGGATGAAATATTAACTGGCAAGATTTGCCCTTATTGCGGTAAGCCTACTGAATACGTGGATAGTTCCATAATCTACGGACGTTCCTACGGTATGATTTATCTGTGTCATGATTGCAGGGCTTATGTAGGTGTGCATAAAGGTACAGACCAAGCATTAGGACGTTTGGCAAATGCTGAGCTAAGAGGAGCCAAGAAGGAAGCCCACTTCTACTTTGACCAAATAGCTAAGACCAATCTTATCAATAAAATTTGGAAGAAACATATCCCCAACACTTCAAATAGAAATAAAGCTTATTTGTGGTTATCCATTCAATTAGGAATACCATATGAAGTTTGCCACATAGGAATGTTTGATGTGGAGGATTGTAAACGAGTTGTTGAATTGTGTAAACCAATAGTAGAATGCCGTACTATATAAAACGAACCAAGGCTAAGAAGAAAGATAAGCCTTTACCCTTGTTTGATAAAGCGGGGGTAACAGTGAAGAAGAAGCCGGATTTGAAAGCTAAGCTCGACAAAGAGTTTTCCCTTTTCATCCGGCTTCGTGATTGTATGCCAAACGGGTATTTCAGATGTATTTCATGTGGGCAAATAAAGCCCTTCGAGCAAGCTGATTGTGGTCACTATTTCAGTCGAAAACATTTGTCAACACGGTTTGACGAAGACAATTGCCATGCAGAATGTAGATATTGTAACCGTTTTTTAGCAGACCATTTAGAATTTTATCGAGAAGGTCTGATAGAAAAAATCGGGCAACAGAAATTTGATTTGCTAAAAGTGAAGGCTGCCAGTACTTCTAAGATGTCTGATTTCGAGTATGAGCAGCTAATTAAGTACTATAAGATTTTGAACAAGAAGTTACGAAAGGAGAAGGGTTTATGAGTTATGTATTGCGAGATTACCAACAGAAGGCCTCTGATGCAGCCGTTTCCTTCTTCAACAATAAGGCGAAGAAAACAAATGCTATCATGGTTCTGCCTACGGGTAGCGGAAAGAGCCTTATCATAGCGGATATAGCTGCAAGACTTGACGGGCACACTTTGGTGTTTCAGCCCTCGAAGGAAATACTCGAACAGAATTTCAAGAAACTCTGTTCATACGGTATTCTTGATTGCAGTATCTATTCAGCATCCTTTAACTCAAAGGAGATAAGCCGGATAACATTTGCCACCATCGGCAGTGTGAAGAATCATCCCGAACTGTTTACCCACTTCAAGAACATCATTGTGGATGAATGTCATCTTGTAAACCCCAAAGAGGGAATGTACAAGGATTTTTTTGATGCAGTGAAGTGTAAGGTTCTTGGACTGACAGCAACGCCATACCGTTTAAGCTCCAGTCGTGATTTCGGTTCCATGCTGAAATTTATCACTCGGACAAAACCTCATGTCTTTTCAGAGGTCATTTATCATGTACAGGTATCAACCCTATTAGATATGGGCTACTTGGCGAAGTTGGATTACTATTCAATGAATCCTTCAGGGTGGAATGAACTTAACTTGAAAGTAAATACTACTGGTGCCGACTATACGGATAGGTCAGTTCAAAAAGAATATGAACGGATAGACTTCTACGGTTATCTCGTTCATATCGTCCAAAGGCTGATGAATCCCAAAGCCGGAGGAAAACGGAAGGGCATTTTGGTCTTTACCCGTTTTTTGAAAGAAGCGGAACGGTTAACGATGTCAATACCCGGTTGCGCTATCGTTTCAGGTGATACTCCTAAGAAAGAACGTGAACATATTCTTGAGGCGTTCAAAGCTGGTGAAATTCCGGTAGTAGCTAATGTGGGTGTACTTACGACTGGCTTTGACTATCCGGAACTTGATACGGTCGTTATGGCACGTCCTACAATGTCACTTGCCATGTGGTATCAGATAGTCGGTCGTGCCATCCGCCCGCATCCTTCTAAAGAATGTGGATGGATTGTGGATTTATGCGGTAACATCAAACGTTTCGGAGAGGTGTCGGATTTACGATTGTTTGATAGCGGTAATGGTAAGTGGGCTGTATTTTCTAACGGAAGGCAATTAACTAACGTGAGATTCTAAGACTATGGACGAAGGATTTTTGAGGCTAAGCCGCAGGTTTTTCTCGAATGAAATGTGGAATGAAGCCCGTACTTTTAGCAGTTGCGAAGCGTGGTTAGACTTAATTCAGTCTGCACGATTTGAGGCAACGCCCCGAAAGGAGAGTATCGGAGGTCGAGAAATCTCTTATTCAAGAGGTCAATATCCTGCATCCATAAGATTTCTGTCACAGCGTTGGAAATGGTCTGAAAAGAAGGTGCGTTCCTTTCTTGTGCATCTTAGAAAGAAAGGTATGATAACTGTTGAGTGCAATCAAGGAATGAACCTTATAACCTTATGTAAATATGAAGAATATAATCCAATGGGCACAACCAAGGGCACAAGTAAGGACACAGGTATTGAAAAGGAAATCAATGAATTAAGACACGAATGGGCACAACTAAGGGCACAACTTGGGGCACAGCCCATGAACAGCAATCTACCGCAATCCGAACTTTTACAAAAATCAGGGCACACAGAGGGCACAAATACAAAGAAAGAAGAAAGAGAGTATATAGATATATCTCTACATCAAAAGGAAGAAAATACTCCTGACGGAGTATCAAAGAAAGCCAAGCTTTCTTCGCCCTCCCCCTCTGAAAAGATTGATTACAGCGGATTGATGGAATACTATAATACCACATTCAAAGACAGACTCCAGCAGATAAGATCAATGACTGATGTGAGAAAAAAGGCTGTAAAAGCCCGGATAGCCCAATATGGGAAAGAGTCAGTGAGGAGTGTTTTCAATCTCATTCTTCAATCCCCGTTCTTACTTGGAGCTAATGACCGCAATTGGAAATGCGACTTTGATTGGATTTTCAAACAAGCAAACTTTACTAAAATATTGGAAGGAAACTATAATGGGACAAGACTTAGTAAAAATCAACAGGATAGCGAGCAGCGAAAACGTGATTCAGTTCTTGCAGTCGCTACAACCGTTAGAGAAGCTGCCGCAAAAAAGAGAAAGGAACTTGAAGCAGAGGGCGTTATTGAATAAATATCCCGATCCTGCACAATTCATTCTTGATTACAACCCTGATTTGCAGTTCAAACTTGTCAGATGTAATGCAACCCATTCAGAACTGGCGTTGAATGACAGCATTCCGAGTTTAGGGCTATTGTCTTCTACTTATGGGGATGAAACACCGATAGAATGGCTAAAGATACAATTTGGCTCATTGAATGACTTTGCAGAAGTTTCAACCAAGATAGCGAAAGAGCAACTTTCTGAACTATCGGAGATATTCCTTTCGGAGTATTATTATATAAATGCCGCTGAAATCTGTTTTTTCATAGCACGGTTTAAGTCAGGGAAGTATGGGCGGTTCTACGGTTCAATAGATCCATTGAAAATAACAAGTGCGATGCTGGACTACGTTTCTGAACGTCGGAAAGATATTGAACGGAAAGAGCGTGAACGATACAGAAACCAACGTGAAAAAGAGATAGAGGAGCGTGGAGATAACAGAATCTCTTATGCTGAGTACATTGAAATCAAGCACCGTGCTGATGCAGGAGATGAGGAAGCTAGAAAAATGCTGATATCACCATGAGAATAACCGTTTACTGGGTAACAAGAAATCCGGATGTTATCGTAAGAATCCGGAAAAAGTTCAATATCCCAAGTTATACTTCCGTGAACTACGAAACAGAATGTGAAATCAAGAATGAAGACTTTCCACTGTTAGAAGAAACAGAACGAAGGGGATTCATTCGAATTAGAAATAAGAATACACGATTATGCAAGGAACAGACAAACTGAATACGATAACCAACATCGTATTTGTCCTCACGGACGTTTTAGAAACCAACCTTCTAGAAATGCAGCAGCAATACAAGAAGGAAGGCTTTGAATTGCGGCACGATTCAAAAAGAAACTTCAACACAGCCATAGCCGCGATAAAGAGATTGAAAAGTGATGTGAATCATTGCAGCGAATCCACTCAGGAAAACTTCGGCAATGATTCTGACATGGTGAACGCCATGTTGCTCACACTGATTGACAGATGCGGTGATGATGACAACCTCGCTTATAAGATGTACGAATACATTAAATCTTTCCCGTCCAAACTGAATCTGGACTTGGATTTGGATAATGCGTTCAGCCACCTGTTTAAAAAGGAGAAGTTATGAAATCGCAGAAAAATATCTTAAAATCCATTGAAGGTCTGTCCGATATAGAACTATTTGTTATTGATCTCTTTTGTGGCGCCGGTGGCTTATCCGAAGGTGTGGAAGAAGCACGATTGGATGGAAATAGATGTGGAAAGGTTGTTTGCTGTGTGAACCATGACAAGAATGCCATCCTTTCACATGATGCCAATATCCCTGATGCACTTCACTTTATTGAGGATATCCGTACACTGGAACTTTCCCCGATAAGCACTATTGTAGAACGTATCCGTCAGCTATACCCTGATGCCATGATAATGCTTCATGCTTCTTTGGAGTGTACCAACTTCTCGAAAGCCAAAGGCGGTCAGCCGAGAGATGCCGACAGCCGAACGTTGGCAGAACATCTCTTCCGTTATATTGATGTTATAGACCCTGACTACATTCAGATTGAAAATGTAGAAGAGTTTATGTCATGGGGAGATATGGATGAGAATGGGAAACCTATCAGCATGGACAAAGGCCGGCTTTATCAAAAGTGGGTGCGCAATGTCAAGAAGTACGGTTACAACTTTGAGCACCGCATCTTAAATGCTGCCGACTTCGGTGCCTACACCACAAGAAAACGTTTCTTCGGCATCTTTGCTAAAAAGAACTTGCCGATAGTATTCCCAGAACCGACCCACTGTAAAGGTGGTAGGCAAGATATGTTCTCGCGGCTGGAGAAGTGGAAGCCGGTAAAAGATGTGCTTGATTTCTCTGATGAAGGAACTACCATCTTCAGGGAAAAGCCTCTTGCAGAGAAAACGCTTGAACGTATCTATGCTGGACTTATCAAGTTTGTAGCCGGAGGAAAGGATGCTTTCCTTTCCCGTTACAATACGGTTCGCCCTCAAGACACATGCAAATCAGTTGATGAACCATGCGGAGTGTTGACTACTGAAAACCGCTTTGCAAAGGTACAGGTAAGTTTCCTCTCCAAACAGTTCAGCGGACATCCCGAAAGCAAGAATGTGTCTGTAGAAGAACCGGCAGGTGCAATCACCTGCAAAGACCACCATGTTTTTGTTTCTGCTTATTATGGAAATGGACATAATCATTCGGTAGACCTTCCAGCTCCAACGGTCACAACGAAGGACAGGATGGCTTTAATTGAAAGCCGATTTATGTGTTCTTATAACTTTAAGGATACAGGAAAGGATATTAATCAGCCTTGTCCTACACTTCTGACTAAAGACAGACTTTCCCTTGTATCTCCATTTTTTATGAATCAATATTCTGGAGGTGGTCAGGTGTCTGATATAAACTCGCCATGCCCCGCTGTTACCACAACACCGAAACAAAACTTGGTAACATGCCAGCCGTGGATAATGAATACTGCATTCTCAAATGTAGGTAGCAGTATAGAGGAACCCTCCCAGACCATTACCGCAAACAGGAAATGGACTATCTGATGAATCCACAGTTCAACAGTGCTGGCGGCTCTGTTGATAGCCCCTGCTTCACATTAATAGCCCGCATGGATAAGATGCCGCCCTATCTGGTAGCAACAGAAAGCGGTCAGGTAGCGATTGAAATCTACGACAATGATAGTCCTATGACCGTGAAGATAAAGGAGTTCATGGCACTGTATGGCATAGTGGATATTAAAATGCGGATGCTTCGCATTCCGGAACTCAAAAAGATTATGGGATTCCCTGAAGATTATGTTTTAATAGGCACACAAGCTGACCAAAAGAAATTTATCGGGAATGCGGTGGAGGTTACACAAGCGAGAAAAAATACTGAAGCACTTTGCAAAGTATTGAGAAAGTTGAGATTGAAGAAATCAAAAGAAATAGCTTAATGGAAAATGGAAAACTTATATTAGATGCCTGTTGCGGCAGTAGGATGTTTTGGTTTGACAAACATAATCCTCTTGCCTTATTCGTTGATAAGAGATCGGAAATAGTAACTGCCAAGGACAGAGATAAAATCAGAACTATAGAAGTAAAACCTGATATAATAGCCGATTTTACCAACTTGCCGTTTGAGGATAGCTCTTTCTACATGGTCGTGTTTGACCCGCCACATTTGAAAACACTTGGCAAAACATCATGGATGGCAAAGAAATATGGTAGGCTTCCGGATAATTGGCAAGAAATGATAAAAAGCGGTTTTGATGAATGTATGCGTGTCCTAAAGCCCAACGGGACATTGGTATTCAAATGGAGTGAGAGTGAAATAAAAGTCAATGAAGTTTTATCCATTATACCTTATAAGCCTTTGTTTGGGCATACCACTGGCCGACAAAGTAAAACGATATGGATGTGCTTTATGAAACTGCCAATTAACTAATAACGGAACAGAAATGAATACAACCTTTGAAAAATCGGCTAATAGTACCGATGAATGGTACACACCGAAAGAAATTATAGACGCATTGGGTGAATTTGATTTAGACCCATGTGCCCCAGTAGCCCCCCCCCTATAAAACGGCAAATGTCATGTACAACAAAAATGACGATGGATTAAAACAGGAATGGAAAGGTCGCGTTTGGTTGAACCCACCTTATTCCCGTCCTCTTATAGAATGTTTCGTTAAACGGATGGCAGAACATGGAAACGGCATTGCTTTACTTTTCAATCGTTGCGATTCAAAGATGTTTCAGGATGTGATATTCGAGAAGGCAACGGCAATGAAATTCTTGCGTAACCGAATCAGATTCTTCCGTCCAGACGGAACTCGTGGAGATTCTCCCGGCTGTGGTAGTATTCTCATCGCTTTTGGTGAGGATAATGCGGAGGTAATAAAAACTTGTGATATTGCAGGTAAGTACGTTAGAATAAATTAGAGCAAAACTGAACAAATATGAGCAAACTATATAAAGTAACTATTTTCGGGGAATCATTCCTAATCGGGTGGTTCCCTTTCTCTTCACGCTGGTATAACAAGCTAAAGATAATCAAATGATAGTACGTCATTTTATAAGAGTTCCGGTTGGAAGTACTGTCTATTGCGACAATCAGCCGGTTAAAATACTGGAGAAAGGATATGCCCTTGCTCTATGTGATGTTAATGGGAAACGGGTATATATCACCTGCTATGATTTGGAAAAGAAACCATTCGTCAGCACGAATGGGGAAGAATGAAAAAGAGCCAACCCACGCACGACCATGAATCAGCTCTTCCTTACACGATTATGATGCAAATATACTATTTACTTTTAAAATAATCGTGTTATGGAACTGGATTTTAACAAAATAATTCGCCTTAAAAAGATTAGAATTGAGAAATCAGAACTTTCAGAGGAAGAAAACGCCTTGACCACCCCAATTTTGAAAGACAAAAGCCTTATCCATGAAATCTACAAAATATTCGTTGAGTTGCTGAATGAGAGAGGATGTCCACCGAATATTGACAGTGTTACCCAGCGGAAGAAGTTCATCTTCATTATCCTGTACCTGTTTTCTCCAAGTTCGCTTGCCGGTGGGAAAATGACAGCTGGGTTACGCGAAGAGATGTCAAGGGTACTTGGGGTTCAGTCCAAGAGTACAATTTCCGACAACTGCGCTGATGTCGTGTTTCTCTATCAGAACTATGGGGATTTCAGCGGGGATATAGAGTATCTTTATACCGAAATCGTAAATCGGTTAAGAATCAAAGGGCTAATCAATTAATGAGCCGGAGTTTAGTGCTCCGGCTTTTGTTATGTGTACACGGTGTTAAAAGTAACAAATATGTTATTTCTTTCTTCATCTTTGCTTGTTTTATTGTAACAAATATGTTACTTTTGTAGTGTCAATTAAAAATGTTCTTTGATTTTATGAAGTATTCAGAGTTTTACAAATTGATTGAATCAGCTGGCTGGACAATCAAAAAGGGAAAGAAACATTATAAATATGTTCATCCCGACTTTGACTACTTTATTCCTGTTGGCAGACATCAGTCTCAAGAGATACCCAATGGTACTCTTGACAGTATGTTGAAAAAGGCAGGGTTAAAGAAGTGAAAGGACTGCACCCACTTCGGTGGGTGCTTTAATTGACGAATTTAAAATACACGATTATGAAGAAGATTAAGGCAATTATCGAAAAGGCGAATGATGGGGGTATTTCCGTATATTCGGAGGATGTGAACGGAGCGTACGGTTTTGGGCTTACAGAGCAGGAAGCGAAAGATGATTTTATGTCCGTACTTGAGGAGCAGGCCGAATATTATAAAGAAAAACATGGAGACTTTCCTGTGTGGTATAAGTCTGGGTATTCTGTTGATTACATATATGATTTAAGCGGATTCTTCGAGGCATTTCCTTTCATAAATGCCAGTAAGTTTGCAAAGGAAATTGGCATGAATGAATCTGTCATGCGGAAATATAAGGGAAAGATTGTAACAGCTTCCGATAAACAAAGAGCTCTTATACAAGAGAGATATAATAATCTTCTCAGAAGAATGGAAGCTGTCAGATTCTGATATTCTAGCCGTGAGGCTCTGATATAAAATCAAGAACTAATTGACAACAGAAGGCGCATCATTTTGGTGCGCTTTTATTGCTTTTAATGAGGTTATCAATGAGTAAGCCGGAGTTTAATGCTCTGGCTTTACTTTTAATCTTTCACATATTTTTGGTAATACTCTCTTGTATTACTTGTTGGTAAAACAAGTGGAATGGAAAACTTTATTTTACTAACACTTTCATTTTGTATTGCATTTTCTGACGAAGTACCAACATTTATAATTTTGGCGATTCCTATTCCTGATTTATTACCTTCTTTTTCGGTAACGGAAATAGCTATGTCCATCTCTATATTTTGTACTTTGGTCTTTCGGTTATAATATTCATAATGAGATTCATTGTCAATATAATATTCTCCTTTTTCAGATTGAATATCATCGGGACAAATTAGGACATGTTTATCTTTGTATTTTTCTTGTGTTTCTGAAACAGCATCTATTATTTGACTAAGTGTTTCTTTTATAAAGTCTTTTAGTTCCATATTTTTTTATTTATAGTATTCTTTCCCTCGTATATTCTTGTGTTCCGGCATACATGGTTCTCCATCAAAATGTATTTTACCTCCACAATGAGGGCAGGTGATAGTGTCTGAATCATTCCTAAATAAGTCAGGAATTTCCACCTCTAAAGCGTCAGCTATATCAGCAAGCCTATCAACGCTGAATTTATTTCTTGCTATAGCTTGCGAAAAAGATACAGGCTGTATTCCCAATTTATCAGCCAATTGAGCTTGTGTAATGCCTTTCTCTTTACACAACTCTTTAATTCTTAATTCTGTATTTGCCATAAATTATGATTTTTGATGCAAAGATATATAATATAGTGTATATGCGAAAGAAAAGTTTGATAATTATTTGTTTTAGCTATATTTTATGTAAATGAATATAAATTTAGTATCTATGCTATATAAAATGTATTAAATGTAGTATATATACATAATTTGCATTTGCTTGTTTCGTATATATACTATACCTTTGCATCATCAGAAACGAAGTAATAACAATTAAAACATATAAGATATGAAAGCAACAGAATTTAAGAAAGGTCAATCAGTAGTCGTAACTACTAAAAATGGTAAGGTAGAAGGTACTATTTCAGGTGTTGATATGAATGTTTGCACTTTTGAAGCTGACTATTCAGTAGATTATCTGAAAGAGGGTAAAACATGGACTATGATTTGTGTGCCTGCAAGAGCGATAGAATTAGCATAAGTTTAACCAGCAGGGCGAAAGCCCTGCGCAATATAGAAGATTATGAACGTAAATGAAGTTACAGTAGGTTTGAGATATAGAGTATCAGGTGATTTGGCTAATGGTTGCCATTCAGACGGTACGCCACGCATATCGCACGATGATGTAGTAAGAGTAATCAAGCGAATTACAGGGACACATGTGATTTTAGAGTGTGGACGTATGTTTATCATTAACGACAATCTCAAAATCGAGAAGTTCTAAGTTTTAATCCGGTAGCTTTCGAGCTGCCACAATATACACGATTATGAAAGCAGATTTAGTTTTAGTTATCAGCCCTGAAGCCCCACTGATGAAACAACTGGGCAAAGTATTGGGTAAGCTATGTACACCATACGACTTTTCTACCATAGAGAGAGGCGAGAAGTATGTCACGATACGGCATGATGAAACAGGGCTTGTAGTGGCTTATACGAGTGAAGAAAGATTGAATGTGAAACATTAAATATAGATTATAAATGAAAGGTAATTGTACGTTAGAACTTGATGTAGACAGTGTGACATTGAATAATGCAATGTCTAAAGCTGTCAGTGATGCTGTAAAAAGCCTCAATATTGAGCAGATAGTAAATGCAGAAGTAACAAGAAGAATAGGCAAAAGCGTAAGCAAATCAATACAAGACGGCACATTTGTTAGAGCAGTTGCAAAGAATGTAGCCAAAGAATTTGATGCAAATATCATTGTGTCCCTTCTTGATATTGAAGAGCTGAAAACTATGGTTGCAGAAAAAATCAGTCAGAAAATAATTAGTAAAATGGGGATTTAATTATGAACTCAATTAACGACGAAAGAGGTTGCAGCGTATGCCAGCCCGGTAAAGAGAATTACACTACCTACACAACGAAGTTAGGCAGAAAGAGAGTGAGAATGTACCAGTACGACTACCGTACTGAAAGCGGTGAACTTTTTTCTTGTTGTGCGCCTACCTTAGAGGCGTGTAGAGAAAGACGGGATAAATGGCTTAGTTCACGACAATAAGCCAATTGTCGTGTATAACGATTGAAGATATTTCGTTATCTTTGGTTGTGGTAGTACCTTTGGGGTACTATCTTTTATGTATAAATTTTATAACGATATAGTGATATGAAGATTAATTATAATGGTCAAGAGATAGAAGCGTATTCGCTCATAATGACAAAAGAAAACGCTTTAGATATTTTGAATGGTAAAAAGAGCATAGAAACACGTATGCTTAGCGCCAAATATGAGAAGATGTTCACGGACTTTGCGCAAGTTGACGAAAACGAGAAATTTAGAAAAGCTGGACGCGAGCAAGAATGTCAACCTATTTTAAGGACTGATATAGAAGCTATTCATTTTTATAGTACTGGTGCACCATGGACACTTGATGTCGCCATTGATGAAATTGGTATAGGCGAAATAACAGAAGAAGGAATAAAGTTCATGCACGATGAATTTGATTTTCATGATTTCGATGAACAGCTAGAAGATTTCAAGAAAAATCCGCCCGAAGAAGTGCCATTGTTCTATTATTTACATATCTGTGAGATTATTCATCATGATGGATTGAAATAATATAAGCCACTTCGGTGGCTTTACTTATTGGTAAAAAGATTGTTTAATTTAAAATTTAAGATTATGGGAGAAACTTACGCAACTGATGCGAGCGGTAATAAATATCGCACTCGAAAAGACTATGAAGCTGGTCGTTTTCAATCTATGGGTAGAAATGCAGCCCAAAGAGCGAGAATTAATCGTAAGGTAGGTGGTAGGATTGCTTGATGATGAAAAAGGCAATAGATATAATAAAAACTATCGCCGAAAGGACTGACAGGGTTATATTGTTTCACTCGGCATCGGGTAAAGACAGTATAGCCCTTTTAGACCTTATTTCACCATACTTTAAAGAAATTGTATGCGTTTATATGTACGTTGTTAAAGACTTATCTCATATTAACCGTTATATAAACTATGCTTGTAATAAATATCCAAATGTTAAGTATGTGCAGATTCCTCATTTTGCAGTTTATTCCTATAGACGCATTGGGTATATGGGATGCGAGAAAAATGAGAAACAGAAACTTTACAGCATGGCTCAGCTTACAGATATAGTAAGGGAGAAATACAATATTGAGTGGGCTTTCTTCGGCTTTAAGCAATCCGATTCAATGAACAGGCGTTTGATGCTACGTACATACGACATGAACGGAATTAATGAAGCGCAAAAGAAGTGTTATCCATTGTCTGAATACAAAAATAAAGACGTCATGGATTATATTAGCAGGGCTGGTTTAATCAAACCGGAATCATACGATTCCAAGCATCAATCATCCGGAACGGACATAACGGATATTAACTACCTTCTTTTTCTTCGTAATAGATTTCCGGGTGATTTGCAGAAAGTTATAAATGAATACCCTTTGGTGGAACGAAAACTATTTGAATACGATTATGAAAGAACTAAAGCAAAGTGAGACAAGAATTATAAAGCGCTCCAAAATAAATCTGAATCCGATTAATCCTAAAAGGCATTCTGATGAGAGGGTAAAACTGCAAAAGAAGAACTTGCAAAAAGTGGGTTTCCTCGGCGGTATCGTATGGAATGAGAAATCGGGAAATCTTATAGACGGGCATCGCAGGATAAAAGCAATGGATTTGCATTATAAATACGATGGTACTTCCAGCACGGATTACAATGTTAAGGTTGAGGTCGTAAATCTGGATGATAAGGCTGAGAAGGAACAGCTTACATACATGGCCGTGGGAAATACTAAACCAGATATTGATTTGATAGCTGATTACATTAATGATATTGATTACTCCGATGTCGGTTTGAGTGAAGCTGAACTTAATGATATTCTATCCATAAGTGGTATTGATGATATTAGATTGTCTGATTCTTTAGATAATTTGCTATCTTCCCCGGTGAAAGAATCAAAGCGTCTTGATAGAACAGAAGAAGAAAAGAAAGCTCACATGAAAGAGGTTAAGCAACAGGTTAAGGCAGTGGCTAAGGAACGCCAACTCAATGAAGAAGCTTACATAATGCTTTCGTTCTCCTCCTACGAAGCTAAGGCTGATTTTTGTGACCTGCTTGGTATAAGTACAGATGATAAGTTCGCTAAAGGGGAAGGTGTTTTAAAACTGATTGAATAAGTATGGCAAAGCCGAAGTTTGATTTTGATGATGAACAGAACCTAATCCGTATTGAGGGTTGGGCACGTGATGGTTTGGACGATAAGCAAATCGCAGCAAACATCGGCTACAGTGAAGCGCATTTCTCTGTGTTGAAAGGTAAATTGCCTAAATTATCTAAAGCATTAAAAAATGGGCGTGCGCCCATTGATTTTGCCATTGAAAGCAAGATTTATCGTAAGGCTATGGGGATGAAGGTAAAAGTTCAACAGGCTATTAAGGTGAAAGATGTGTTTTTCGATGAAGAAGGTCGCAGATGCGAGAAAGAACGGGTAGAGATTGTGGAATTAGACCAAGAAGTACCACCTGATACAACAGCTGGTATTTTCTGGCTCAAAAACCGTAAGCCCGAACAATGGAATAGACCGGCTCCAAGAGCTGAAGATGATGCATATATTCCAACAGACATAGAGCATGGCATCAACATTGATTCTTGGATTAAAGACAAGCTGAAATGATTGTTCCCCAAGAGATATATCATCCGTTATACACCGATGACGAGAAATTTATCATTCTCATCACTGGAGGTCGTGGTTCGGGAAAGTCTTTCAATGCTTCTACCTTTATTGAGCGGTTGACTTTTGAAATGACTCCCGTAGAGAAAATAGTTCATCAGATTCTTTACACCCGTTACACGATGGTTTCTGCCGGTATGTCTATCATCCCCGAAATGATGGAGAAGATAGATTTGGACGGTACCACGAAATATTTCAAGACCACAAAGACGGACATAGTCAATAAGATGACTAAGAGCCGTATCATGTTTCGGGGTATCAAGACTTCTTCCGGAAACCAGACAGCAAAACTGAAATCCATTCAAGGCATTACGACTTTTGTCTGCGATGAAGCGGAAGAGTGGACAAGCGAAGATGAGTTCGACAAGATAATGCTCTCCATTCGCAAGAAGGGTATTCAGAACCGGATTATCATTATAATGAACCCATGTGATTCCAATCACTTCATCTACAAGAAATACATTGAGAAAACTCACAAGCTGGTAGAGATTGACGGTGTGCAGGTTCAGATTTCCACTCATCCGAATGTGCTCCATATCCATACTACGTATTTTGATAACTTGGATAACCTTTCTCCTGAGTTCCTGAAAGAGGTGGAAGATATGAAGGTGAGTAATCCTGAAAAGTATGCTCATGTGGTTATCGGCCGGTGGGCTGACGTTGCAGAAGGTGCTGTGTTCAAGAAGTGGGGAATTGTTGACGAGTTCCCGGCTTGGGCAAAGAAAATTGCTTTCGGGCAAGACTTCGGTTATACGCATGACCCGTCTGCTTCCATTCGTTGTGGTATCGTTGATAACGCCCTTTACTTGGATGAAGTGGATTACCGTACTGGATTGCTTTCTTCTGACATCATCAAGACTCTTCGCCCGTGGGGATTGAAAGTCATTGCTGACAGCGCAGACCCACGTTTGATTCAAGAGATACACAACGGAGGAATCAAGATATATGCCGTAGAGAAAGGTGCAGGCTCTATCAATGCCGGAATTGACAAAATGAAAGATATGGAGATTTATATAACCAAACGCTCGTACAACTTGCAAAGCGAGTTCAGAAAGTATGTTTGGGCAAAGGATAAGGACGGGAACTATATCAACGAACCGGAAGACCATGACAATCACGGAATAGATGCTGTACGTTACTATGTATTGGGTGAGCTTCTTGGTAAGATTCAGAAGCCGAAAGATTTAACAGGAATATTCACACATTAAAAATATAAACTATGCCATTGAATTTAGAAGAAATATTAGCATTGCCTGACATCGGGCAGAAGATAAACTACCTGAAGAAAGGTAGGAAGACTGAACTTCCCGACCGTTGCAAACTTTGGGATGATTGGAATCCGGAACGACATGAAATCATGGTTGACAAAAAGAAATATCCGGACAGAAAGGTTCTTGAAAAAGAAGCAGAGAAGCACTTCGATGAAAAAACGGGTAAGACTTATGAAATCGAAGCAAAGTATAAGACTGAACCGGTGAACCGTATCTCCATTCCATTGGAACAGGATATCGTGAACATCCAAACTGCTTTCACGGTCGGCACAGAACCGTCTATGGATTGCACTCCGACTGATGATGATGAAAAGAAGCTGCTGGATGCGGTAAAGGCTGTATTTAAATCCAACAAAATCAAATACCAAAACAAGAAGATTGTCCGTGCCTGGCTCTCCGAACAAGAAGCGGCAGAATATTGGTATGTTACCGATGATGATTCGTTTTGGGCAAAGTTTTGGAAGAAAGTTAAGACTACGTTCGGTGGCAAGGTCAAGCCCACCAAGAAACTGAAAAGCGTGTTATGGTCTCCATTCAGAGGTGATAAGCTATACCCGTTCTTTAACGACGAAGGTAAAATGATTGCTTTCTCACGTGAGTATAAAAAGAAGCTCATGGATGATTCGGAGGTCATCTGCTTTATGACTATCACGGACAAAATGGTTTATCAATGGGATTTGTCTAAAGGGTATGAAGAAAGAACGCCTTTTGCTCATGGATTCCCAAAACTACCGGTTCTCTATGCTTATCGTCCTGAACCTTACTGCAAGAAGATAAAGACTTTTCGGGTCCGATTAGAGAAATTGCTATCTAATTATGCTGATTGTATAGACTATCATTTCTTCCCACTGCTGAAGCTAATTGGAGATGTAGAGGGTTTCATGGGTAAGGTTAAGGACAGAATGGTCAAACTTACGGGTGAAGGTGCGGATGCCCAGTATCTGACGTGGAACCAAGTTCCGGATACGGTACGTTTTGAAGCAGAAACACTCACTAATATGGCTTATGATATGTCAAACACTCCAAGAATATCGTTTGAGACATTGAAAGGCATAGGCAAGGCTTCCGGCACTGCTTTCCGCTTCATGTTTATGGGTGCACATATGGCGGTAGAAAATCACGGTGAGGTTATCGGTGAGTTCTTGCAGCGAAGAGTAAATTTCATTGTTTCCGCTTTAGGCTCTATCAATCCAACCGAGTTTAGCAAGGCATCGCAGACCATTGACATAGAAACAGAACTGGTTCCATATATGATTGATGATTTGAATGATAAGGTGACTACTGCCGTTTCCGCTGTCAGTGGTGGCATCTGGTCAACGCGTGAGGGAATCATGTTTGCCGGAAATGCTGACCGCATCGAAAGCGAATTGAAAGAAATTAAAGAGGAACAAGCAGCAAAGAATGAGCAAATCGGAGATAAGGGAAAGAAAAACGCCTCTTAGTTAGAAAAATTACGGGACTTATAGTTTTAGTATAAGAAAAATAGTTAGCGGTGGCTTCAAAGAGTTGCCGCTATTTTTTTTGCTCTTTTAAATTATAAATATTAGAATATAATTTTGAATTATAGAATTATATATGTATTTTTGTCACACGATAATTGAGTAACCAATGAGAATATTTACCGAACAAGCATTAAAAGAATATGCAGAGAACCATCCCGATTCAAAGGTCGCTTTGCAAGAATGGACTACCATTGTGAAAAGAAGCAAGTGGACCTGTTTTGCCGATATTAAGAAAACGTTTAATAGCGTTGATAGTGTAGGTAATCAACACTATGTTTTCAATATCAAAGGCAATAACTATCGTTTGGTAGTAGTGATTAAATTCACTATTCAGTTTGTGTATATTCGCTTTATTGGTACTCATAAAGAATATGATAAAATAGATTGCGCTAATATTTAGGATTATGACAAAGATAGAAAATCAAGCCCAATATGAATGGGCGGTGAAAAGAGTAGAGGAACTTCTTCCATTAGTGAAAGATGATACTCCTTTGAATGACCCAAATAGCATAGAATTGGAGCTTCTTTCTAATTTGGTTGCTGATTATTCCGAAGAACATTTTGCATTGGGAGAACCAACACTTGTGGATGTTCTTAAACTTCGTATGTACGAAATGGGGCTTAATCAAAAATCACTTGCAAAGTTGGTTGGTGTCAGCCCATCACGATTAAGTGATTATATATCTGGTAAATGTGAACCAACCTTGAAAGTTGCTCGTGAGATAAGCCGGAAGCTAAATATTGATGCAAATATAGTGTTGGGAGTATAAGTATAAGTTTTTGTCGTGATATATTTTAGGCGTGATTCATTCGGTTTCACGCCTTTTTTTATACCATTTTACGACAATCGTTTTATTGTCGTGTATCACCTATCTGATTATTTCTCACCCTCTTTATAAATAGCGAAATTTACCGTAGAAATTTATAAATCAAATTCATACGGTATGACAATCTTAGAACAAATCTTAGCAGGGCTACAACAGAAATTCGCTGGGGTGGACACTGCTATCTTAACCCGAATCGCTACTAAAAAGGCAGAGGGTGTAACGGACGAGACAAAGGTAAACTCTATTATTGAGGGTATCAGCTTTTCGGACGTGCTTAATTCCTATGGTGATTTCCGTGCCGGGGATGCTTCAAAAACGGCAGTGACTAACTACGAGAAGAGGCATAACCTTAAAGACGGTAAGCCAATCGAGACTACCACAACCACCAAAACGGAAGAGAATAAAGACGATGTGCCTGCATGGGCGCAAGCTTTAATTGACTCCAACAAGAACCTTTCTGATAAGCTAACGCAGTTTGAAGCAGAAAAGGCTCAAGCAACACGTAGCCAGCAGATTTTGGCAAAGGCAAAGGAGTATGGTATTCCCGAAAACTACGCCAAACGATGCGCCATTAAGGACGATGAGGACTTGGACGCATACTTCAAGGACTTGAAGCAGGAGTTTGCGAATGACGGCTTTAAGGGTGTAGTTCCTCCAGATACAGCAAAAAAAGAACTGGAGAATGAGACTCAGGCGTTTGCGAAAATGATTGCAGACGACACTAAAGAAATTGTAGAACAACAAAAACAGTGATTTTATGGCAGCAGGATTTAAGTATAATCTTGAACCGGAAGTTGAGCAGGAAGAACGCTACGACGTAGAAACCGGACGCAGACGCAGAGGTCCGTACAAGTTGGACACAACCAACCTCGTTGTCGGCTCGTACTTGCCCTCATTCACACCGATTGCAGCTGACTTGGTGAAGAAAACATCCCAAGTGGCTATCCGTGTGGAAGTATATGAGAAGTTTACAACAGGCTCCAATACCACATTGAAAATCAAGAAACGTTCTTTGGCTTACAAAGGTATGCACTTGGGTAACGGTGCGCATGGAGCGACAATCAACGCTATTGACAAGGCTGACAAAGCTTTTGATAAGCTGACGTTAGCGGCAGACTTTGGAGAAAATCTAGAAGCTGGAACAGTTCTTTACGAAGCGACAGCCGCAGACGGTACAACGCCCAAAGTTATCGCAAATTCAGCTCTGTATGAAAGGAAGCAGGTAGAGGATGGCATAGTATTGGTTTCCCTTTTGATGCGTGCGTTTGAAATCGAACCGACCAAGCTGGTAATGCCTTTCGCAGATATTGACAAGGCGAATATGCCGCACTTCCAGTTTAACGCTTTGGATGTCAAACAAGAAAAAGAAGCCGTATCTATTCCTAAGGCTTCTTCTAGTCAGGACGGTTTGATGAGTAAGGAAGATAAAGCCAAATTGGATGGGGTTGCAGCACAAGCTAACAAGTATACTTTAACAGCAGCTACGACTTCTGCTTTTGGAGGTGTAAAGCAGGCAGCCAAAGTGAATGATGCATCTGGTACGGTGTCGGTAGAAAACTTTAACGGATTATTGACAGCGTTGAAAAACGCAGGTATAATGGCAAAATAAAGAAAGGAGGACTAATATATGATGCTAACTATTCATACATTGTTTAATGACCCGAACATTGTAAATGCAGTGATTCAGCGTGTCCTCAAGACAAGAAAGGACACAATTTATTGGCAGCAGTATTTGGGCTTCCGTAGGACTACTACTCGTGTATTTAAAGACTACATCGGTCAGGTTACTGGCGTGATGGCTGGTTCCATCAACTCCCGTTATGGCGAAAAGCCTATCCGTGAACGCAGGAATATCGGTTCCGGATATGGTGAGATTGCCTATTTGGGTGACCGCTATCAAATCTCAATCGACCGTTTGTCTGACTTGCAGGACTTGATAGATAAGTATAATGCCGCCAAACCGGAAGACCAGAAAGCAGCCATGCGTGACATCGTGGACTTCATCTATGACGATTACCGTCAGGTATTGCTGGCACCGCACAAGCGTATGGACATTATCGTAGGCTCTCTGTTGATGACTGGAGCAGCAAGCGTGAAGAACAAGGACGACAATGCCGGAGGAATTGACTTATTGAACATCGACTTGCCGTTTAAGTTTATCAAGCCGGACACAGAGGATAAAGACTATTTCGTCACTTACTTGCAGCAGAAACTGAATGAGCTGAAATCTATTTACGGCACATTCCCCAAGATGATTATGAGCCGTGGCACATTCATCAAGAATATTATCGGTTCAAGTGAATTTGGAGATAAGTTCAAAATGCAGCTTACAGGCAATGAAATGTATATGTCTACCGGGCTTATCACCTCGCAACTGGCTTCTACCATTTTTACAGGTATCGGACTTCCGGCTATTGAAATCAAGGAAGATTATGTGGTAGACCAAACAGGTAAGAATATCCCCATTTATGCAGATGGTCGTATTTCCCTGCTTCCGCAGGATAAAATCGGTTATATGCGCTTCCACACTCCTTATGAAGCTGTGGATGGTGTACCGGGACGTAATTACACTCAGGCAGATGGCGATATGCTGATTTCAGGTTACAAGGACGGCAATGGTCGCTATCTGGAATACACAGCCGAATGGATTCCGCAGATTGCGAACCCGAACCTGATTGTGAACTTCGATTTGAGTGAGATGAACGCATGACAGTAAACGATTATATATTACAGAAGTTTCAGACCTTCAGCGTTAACTTGTCGGAGGCTGACCTTTTCGATATATGTCTGAACGCAAAGATAAGCGGAGGGGGTGAGATGAACGAGGATTGCCAAACACGGGTGTCGGTGGCAATTGCGAAGTTCATCCCCTCTCTATTGCTTCGTGCCACTTCCATCAGCGAAAGCGGTTTTTCTATGTCTTGGAACATTCAAGGCATTAAGGATTACTATTCATTTCTGTGTAAACAGTACGGTTTGAAAGACGAACTGGGTAACAAACCTAAAGTGACTTTCTTATGATATTCGCCCCACACATATTGCAGGTAAAAGTTATCACCCCGATGGACAAGGATGAGTTTGGCAGACCTATTCCCGGAACAGGTGGTGAATACTGGCAGAAGGTATGCAAGTGCCGTTGTGATGATAACACTACCAAAGAGTTTTCATCTGATAACGGCTCTGTGTATCGTCCGAATTATCATGTAGTATGTGAGAAAAGAATTACTGTCAAGGCTGGTGATGAAGTACGTTGCATGGATGGTGATGGCGTAAGAGGTCAAGGCGAAGTCTACACGGTAAAGAGTACAAACTACTTTAACTACTCGGAATTATGGATGTAGATTTCGATTTCTCAGATGTCGACTCCTTTTTCGATGAAGGAGAATGGGAGGTCGAAAAGAAGATGATTGATGTAGGCGATGAAGCCGTGAAGTACGCAGAGGAACATGGGGATTATCAAGACCATACACTCACTTTGAGAACGTCCAATGATTACGATGTCAATAAAGACGGTTTGACATTGAAAAACGAAGCGGAATACGCATCATTCGTAGAATCTAAAGGGTATGATGTTTTGAGTAGTGCTGCTTTATTTGCGGAGAAACGATTAAAAGAAGAATTTGAAAAATGAAAAAGTACATTGGAACAAAACAGATTGAAGCAGAACCTATGACATTGGGTGAAGCTTGCAGTAAAGGCTTGGTAAAAAGTGAAATAGAAGAGAATGAGTCTTATAAACTAGGATATCACACTCGTACTGAATATGGCTATGAAAGTTGGTCACCCAAAGAACTGTTTGAAGAATCATATCGAGAAGTCAAGAAAGAAACTCCTATCTGTTTCGGTGATGCTATCGAAGTGTTAAAACAAGGTGGGACTGTTCGTAGAAGTGGTTGGAACGGTAAAGGTTTGATGGTATTCAAACAAGTGCCAGCTCATATCGAAAGCGACATCATCCCTAAGATGCAATCGCTTCCCCAATCGGCAAAAGACCTTATTCTGAAAGGTAAGGGATTTATTGACTATACAAGCCAGTGTCTTATCTACAACGAGAATACCGGACGCGCTGATTCATGGGTTCCGTCTATCAGTGATGTATTTGCAGAAGATTGGGAGATTGTGGAATGATAGTAACTACCGACATAGGAAACATTCTCTATCGGGACTGCAAGGCTTTCGGAATAGATATAGTGCCTGATGGTGAAACGCTGACGGGTGAATTGAAGTCCGAAAGGATTGTCATCCACACGAAGAAACAACAGCCGGGAAAGTATTGGAAGAAATCTTTTGCAGAAGTGAATCTATGTGTACCCAATTTAAGCGAGAATGAAGCGAACACAATCCGGCTTAACGAACTTGAAAGAAAGGCTGACAAGCTGCTTGATGATGTAGTAAGCACCTATGACGGTACAACCTATCGTTACTCTATCGAATCAATTGGCGCGGAAGCGGATGCAGCTTTGAAATGCCATTACGTGAATGTGAGAATTTTATTTGAAGTAATAAATGTAAAACTATAAGATTATGATTTCAGCAGTAGGAATAAAAAGAATCTTGTTTGCCGATATTGATAAGGTAACGGCAGACATTACCCCCGAAATCGCAAAGACTTTGATTCAAGCCGCTATCAAAGCGAAAGATGAGGTTTTGAATGTACACGGGGAAACGTGGCAGATTGAGGAAACGGAAGCCTCCGTCACTGGGTACAAGAACCAATTAACGGGAAAGAATTACCGTTACGATGATGTGCCGGGAGAAGTATCGCCCGCTTTCTCTATCGGACAATATGACTGGAAGACCAAGAAAGCGTTCATGGGTGGCGATGTTATTCAGGCAACATCTAAAGATGTAGGTTGGAAGCGTGCTTTGGATAAAGTTATTATCAACAAAGCATTGTTCTGTCTGACCGATGATGATGTCTGGTTCATCTTCCCAAAATGCCGTATTGTTTCCCGTGAAGCCAATACGGATAAGGCAATTGCAATCGCTGTAAAAGGCTTGGTGCAGGAACCGGGAATCGAAGGTGTTTCTTCTGAGTATAACTATGAAGAAGGGCAGATTAAAGCTTTGCAGGCATGAACTACAGTAACCATTGTACCTACTCCTTCCGATGCGACCGTAAAGCTGGACGGTGCAACGGTCAAGTCAAAGCAGGTGAATGCTGGGGCTACCGTTCACTATGAAGTGTCGAAAGTGGGGTACGTCACTCAGTCAGGAGATATTAAAACCACTCCTTCTGAAGTTGATACCACTCTTAAAAAAGAGATAACATTGGTAAAAGCACAAGAGTGATAACCGGGGGATGGATATATACCATTCCCCCTTTTAGTTTAAGAATATGAATCAAGCAGCAAAAACGGTTTCTGATGCTTTGTTAGGGCTGGATTTCATGAATGTGGAGATAGGAGGGATGGTTTATACCATTAAACCTCCTACAATTAAAATTATCTGTCGTGCCATTCATCATTTTTCCAATATCGGCATGACTGGAGATAATGTCATGGAAGCTATTAAAGAGCTTCCTGAAGCTACTGAAGATATGCTGAAAGGTATTTCATGCTTCATCTGCGGGAATGATAGTTTGGTCAAAGAATTGGAGAACGGCACTTTTGAAGAAGTCAAAGATGCCTTGGAAGTCTGTTTCTCTATGATGGATATTTCGGCTTTTCAGTGTGTCAGCTCGATGAGGAACGTGTCGATGCTGGCAGCAAGACCGAAACAGTAGGAAACACAACGTTCTTCGGGCAGATAGCCCATTTGATTGACACGCTGCATCTGAGTTATACAGAAGTGTTTGAGATTATCCCTTATCGGAATCTGCTGATGATGCAACGGGATAAATTACGCGCAGTATATGGTGGTCAGAAGGTGAATAGAATCAGTGGTAAGGAATTGGCTAATCGTAGGAAAAAGAAATAGATATGTCAAAATTATATTTTAAGATAGGTAGTGACTGGGAAGAAGTTGTAAGACTTCGTAATGAAATTGCAAAATTAAAGCAGGAGTTAATGAGCATGGATGGCACGCAGACTCCTGCTGCTTTCAAGGCTTTGAATGCCCAACTTGCTGCATCTAATCAAAGATTGGATGAGTTGGTGACTAATGCAGCCAAAGCTGGAGCAGAGATGGAAACGGGATTCAAAAGGAAAATCTTCGATGCTTCCCAGGCCGTGAATGGATTCACAGAGAAGATTCTTGCTCAAAAAGCGGTAGTTAAGGATATTGAAGCGGATGTAAAACGACTTGGGGATGCTTATCATATAGCATTGAAAAGGAATCCGTTATCAGCAAATAGCAAGTTAGAAGAATATAATGCTGCCCGCAAAGCTCTTGATGAGGAAAAGGCGGCTTTATTTGGACTTACCCAACAACAAGCCGAAGCGCGTCTTTCTGTAAAGAAACTCCGGGATGAATACGCCCTTTACAATGATAATGCTAAGGAAATCGTAGAAAGTAATAATGGTATCACTATTTCTTGGAAAAAAGCATTGGCGGTTATTGGTGGTGCTGGAGTACTGAAAGCATTAGGTGCTGAAATGATTCGTGTACGTGGCGAGTTCCAGGCTGCTGACACTGCTATTGAAACTTTATTGGGAAACAAAGAGAAAGCCAATGCCCTCATGTCACAAGTTCGTGAGTTCGCTAAAATTTCTCCGCTTGAATTTTCTGATGTAACAGCAGCCACGCAGATGATGCTTGGTTTCAACATTGAAGCTGAGAAAGTTCCCCGTTATCTACAAGCCATTAGTGATATTTCTATGGGGGAATCCAGTAAGTTCAATTCGCTAACTTTGGCATTTTCACAGATGTCAGCAGCGGGTAAACTTATGGGGCAGGATTTGAATCAAATGATAAACGCTGGATTCAACCCGTTACAGATTATCTCCGAAAAGACCGGAAAATCTATCGCAACTTTGAAAGATGAAATGTCCAAAGGTGCTGTTTCCGCTGAAATGGTTCAACAGGCATTCATTGATGCAACTTCCGCAGGTGGTAAGTTCTATAATATGTCTGAGAATGCCTCAAAGACTATCAATGGTCAGTTGTCTATGATGCAGGATGCTTTGGATTCCGTGTTTAACGAATTGGGAACAAAGTCGGAAAGTGTTATCATGGACGGTATTCAAATGACAACTTCGTTGATTCAGAATTATGAAACAGTAGGTAGAATCTTGGCTGGATTAGTGGTTACTTATGGTACATACCGGACCGCAGTGATGCTTGTTACTGCTGCCGAAAGTAAACATACTCTTGTGGAGATTGGACTTACCAATGCCCGTTTATTGGCACGAAAAGCGCAGTTAGCTTTAAACGCTGCAATGCTTACCAATCCTTATGTGTTATTGGCAACGGCGGTTGTAGGTCTCGGAGCTACCATGTGGGCATTATCCGATAGCACGACATCTGCTGAACGTGCTTTGGACTCGTACAACAAGAAAATAGAAAAACTCAACACGGACGAAGAAGATCGGAAACGTACTTTGGAAGGTCTTGTTAGCACCATTAATAGCGAGGTGGAAGCCGAGACCACTAAACTTAAAGCCTTAAAAGACATTGAGAAACTATATCCTGTACTTTTTAAGAAGTATGTCGATGAGAAAGGTCATATACATGACTTGACTGGGTTTTGGAAGGCATATAATGAAGAGGTTTCAAAATCCAGAACACAGTCAAAACAGGCTATAGTCGAATCTTTGGAACAACAGATAAAAAGTGCGGAATGGGCTTATAATTTAGCTAAGAAGGAGAACAACCGTTCCGAAATGAAGGTTCAGGCACAGCGTATCGAAGACCTGAAAAATGAATTGGCAAACGCAAGAAAGGATGTCTTGTCGGAAATCAATGCCCAATTGGAAGTTGAGAACAGACAGGAAACAAAAGAAACTACATATCAGGAGGATTTGGCAAATGCTAAAGCCGAATGGGAAAAAGCGAAAAAAGGGTATGAGACCTTAATCAAAGATCAGACGGCTACATCGAAACAGGTGAAAGAAGCCAAAGATAAGATGGAGGCATCCGAAAAGACATACAAGGAGCTGGGCGGAGTAACCGGAAGCGAATTAACCAGACAGGAAAATCTAGCAAAAAAGCAAAAAAAAGAACAAAAAAAGACAGCCGAAGAACTCTTGTCTCTCCGCCGTCAGAACCAACAGGATGAAATCAACCTGATGAGAGAAGGCACGGAAAAGAAGTTGAAACAGATTGACCTTGATTATCAGAAACAGATTGATGCGATAAGAAAACAGGAGGAAGAATGGAGCAAAGCCGGTAACGGTAAGCTGACCGACAAGCAGGCACAGAAAATTTCAGAAGCTTATACCAATGCCGAAAGTATGAGAGATAAAGATATTTCCGATGTAACTGAAGGACAGCTGAAAGCCGAACAACAGGCTTTGAACGACTACTTGAAAGAATATGGCACGTTCCAGCAGCAGAAATTGGCTATCGCCCAAGAGTATGCGGAAAAAATAAGGAAAGCACAGGAAGAAAACGGTGTTAATAGTGCACAAGTAAAGTTACTGGAGAAACAACGTGATGTTGCCATACAGAACAAGGAAACAGAAGCCATAAAAGCCAATATAGATTGGGTTACTGTGTTCGGTGAGTTTGGTTCCATGTTTTCCGACATGATAAAGCCCGCCTTGGACGAAGCGAAAAAATATGTACGGACTGACAAGTTCAAGAACTCCGATCAGGCAAGCCAGAAATCATTGATTGACGCCATCAGCCAGATGGAAAAGTCTTTGGGTGGTACAAGTGGAGTCAACTTCAAGAAACTTGGAGAGGATGTAAAAGCCTATCAAATAGCAGAACAGAATCGTATCAGTGCCATAGGGATTGAAACAGCTGCTTTGGAAAGACTAAAGAAATCACAGGATGATTACACCAAAGCGCAGAAGGGCGGAACGGAAAGTGAGAAACAAGCCGCAGCAAACGCTCTTGAAACAGCACGGCAGAATGCTGACATTGCATCCGCCAATGTGAAGACGCAGACTGATATCGCCAATCAGGCCCAGCGTAATGTGACTGATACCGCCACCATACTGAAAGCAAGCATGGAAAATTTATTGGGAGGCTTGCAGCAGATTTCATCCGGTGGATTGTATAACGCATATAGCGGAATTATCAAAACCGTGAACGGATTCAAGGATGTCATAGGAAAAACGTCAGAATCTCTTAAGGAGGTCCCCATTGTCGGATGGATTCTGTCCATCATTGACGTACTCAAAGACGGATTAAGTGATCTTGTCGGTGGTCTGCTTGATGCTGTTCTGAACGCTGTCAGTGGAATTATCGGTGATGTCTTGTCAGGGGATTTGTTTGTCACAATCGGCAAGTCATTGAGGAACGGCATAGGAAACATCCTGAACGCAATCTCATTCGGAGGCTTCAACTCCTTGTTTGGAATAGGTGGAAACGCCAAGGAAGTACAGGAAACGATAGACAGGCTGACGGACAGGAATGGAACTTTGCAAACGGCCATCGAGGATCTGACTGACGAGATGAAGGCAAGCAAGGGAATGAAATCGGTTGAATCTTACAGGGAAGCTGTAAAGTATCAGGAGGAAGTCAATAAAAACTATCTGCAAATAGCAAAGGAGCAAGCCGGATATCATAAGAGCCACGGCAGCTGGCAGCATTATCTGAAATGGACGGATGAAATGCTGGAACACGCAAGAAAAGCTACCGGCATGCAGGATTTCTCCGGTACCGATTCCTTGTGGAATCTGACCCCCGAACAGATGAAGGCTCTACGGTCGGACGTATGGTTATGGGATATCATGAAATCTTCCGGTAAGGGAGGTTACGGTGAGCGTGTTACCGACAAGCTGGATGATTATATAGAGCAGGCAGGAAAACTGGAAGAACTGACCGACAGTCTTTATGAGGGCCTGATCGGAATGTCATTCGATTCCATGTATGACAGTTTTATAAGCAGTCTGATGGATATGGAGAAGAGTGCGGAGGATTTTGCTGATGACATATCCAAATATTTCATGCAGGCGATGCTGTCAAATGCCATCGGTGAACAGTTTAGTGACAAACTGAGGACATGGTATGATAAATTCGGTGAAGCCATGAAGGATGATGGTACGCTTGATAATAATGAGCGTAAGGAGCTGATGGATGAATACATGGGTTATGTGGACGAAGCCATGAAGCTCCGTGACGAGCTTGCCGCAGCAACCGGATATGACAAGATTTCACAGGAAGCAGCTTCCCAGTCTGCAAGCAGCAAAGGTTTCCAAACCATGTCTCAAGATACCGGCGAAGAGTTGAACGGGCGGTTTACAGCATTGCAGATTGCAGGAGAAGAGATAAAGAATCAGAATATTATTCAATCTCAATCACTTAATCTACTGACAGTAAAAGCAGATGCTCTACTTTCCATAAATACGGAAACAAGGAATATCGCTGATGATACGCGAGATTTGATAGCACAATCTTATCTTGAATTGGTACAGATTTCAGAAAATACAGGGGCAATCGTCAAACCTATTCAACAGATGCAAAGAGATATAGCAGAAGTTAAAAAGAATACAGCAAAATTATAGTCTATGGATGAATTATTAATTAATGGCGAAAACGCTTATACAACATGGGGTGTGAGAATGGGAGAGGGGTTTCTTGATGTTATTGGGGCATCCGCTTCCATGAAGGATTTTATTGAGAACAAAAGCCGACTTGAACATGGGAAACGGGTAATAATCAATAATCCTAAAGTCGATGAGAGGGAAATAACTCTTTCGTTCACTATCGAGAGTAATTCTCAGTCTGATTATCAAGCAAAGAAGAAAGCTTTCTTTGATGAGCTGTATAAAGGTGTGGTTGATATTCAGATTCCTGCTAATAGTAGCGAGGTTTACCATCTTATTTATACTGGCAAGAGTGTCACTTACGCACAGAGTTTAGACCGAACTTTCGGAAAAATTTCAGCCAAGTTTAACGAGCCAAATCCGGCAAACAGAAGCTAATTCACGACATTGGTTTTATTGTCGTGTATGTGAGTGCTCAAAATTGGGCACTCTTTTTTTTATCCCCGAACTTTGAAGACATGGAACAAATCGACATCAAAGACATATCCGGTGCTATCCAGCTTACAACTTTGATCAATGAAGGCTGCAAGCGTAAGTTCACTCTGATGAAGGAGGACTACATCATGTTAAAGTTCTCCTTAGAGAATCCCATATATTTCAAACTTGGCTCATACGTGGAATGTAACTTCGGATTGTTCGAGGTGTGCGACTTGCAGAAGCCCGCATTCAACACCAATACCGCCGGCTACGATTACGAATTAAGACTTGATGCCTATTACTGGAAATGGAAAAACAAAATCTTCAAATATACCCCGGAGACGACCGGACAGGAAGCGTCCTGGAACCTGACCGCCCCGCTTGACGTACAAGCCGGTATAGTCCTTAGAAATTTGAAAGCTCTTGGTTACACATACAAAGGACAGGATTTTGTTTTCTCCATTGATTCCACAGTCGAAAACAAGTCCCAGTTGATGAGTTACGATAACATCAACATCCTTGACGCTTGTTTTGAGATGGCGAAGAAATGGGATTGCGAATGTTGGGTGACTGAAAACATCATCCATTTCGGACGTTGTGAGTCCGGCGATGCGGTGGATTTCGAAATCGGGAAAAACGTGCAGGAAATGTCACAGTCAGAATCCCGGTCCACTTATGCCACCCGTATCTACGCTTTTGGTTCAACAAAGAATATCCCATCTGACTACCGTCCGGTTGACGAGACCGTGGTTGTGAACGGCGTGGTGCAAAAACGCTTAATGTTGCCCGAAGGCACTCCTTACATTGACGCTTATCCTGATATGACCACCGAGGAAGCCGTCGAGCAGGTGGTTATCTTCGATGAAGTCTATCCCCGAAGAACGGGCATCATGTCGGATGTCACCACTATCGAAGTGCCGGACAAGGTGGAGAATGAGGACGGGACAACCACCGAGGAAAAATGGAATGCCTACCGCTTTAGGGACACGGGTGTTAACTTTTCCGAGAAATATATCCTCCCCGGTCAGGAGCTGAGGATACGTTTCGCGTCCGGGCTTCTCAACGGTTTGGAGTTCGCCGTGAAGTTCAATCCTGAGGGAAAGCCGGAGAAATTGGAGGATGGCGGATGGAACCCTGAGGCACAGCTTTGGGAGATAGTCAGGAATGAGGACTATGGCAGACCGCTTCCCGGTGATGTGCTCTTTCCCCAGGATGGGGATGAATATGTGCTTTCCGGCTGGGACAGCACGAAAATAACCGAACTTGGGCTTGTGGGTGCCGCCGAGCAGGAGTTGAAGGAAAAGACTGAAAAGTACGCTGCCAAATCCAAGATAGACCCGAGTACCTATGGCTGCACGATGATGTCAAATGACGCATACCGTGAGGATGGCGTTCATAATTTCTATGGCATCGGTCAAAAGGTCAACCTTATCAACAAGGCTTATTTCGAGAACGGAAGACAGTCAAGGGTTATCGGATTTGAATTCAATCTTGACTATTCCTTTGACTCACCTGTTTATACTGTCGGGGAAACCACCGCCTATTCCCGTATCGGGGAGCTGGAGGAAAAGGTTGAGAGCCTTACCCTGAAGGGACAGACCTATACGGGCGGTGGTGGCAGCGGTGTGTATGTGATCGGAAGCCACGACTCCACCCCTGCGACAGACCATAACGTGTATTCCGCATTGCGCTCGCTGATCATGTTCATGCGCAAGGACACGGAGGAACGCACCGGTTTCCTATTATCCCTGTTGGGCGGAACCGTCATCAAGAAATACGCCAAGTTTGGTGATTTCGTTACTGGTGTATCAGGTGGTTACATAGACGAAAAGGGCAATCTTGAAATGGAAAGCGGTGTATTTCGTAAGCGTTTGTTTGTTCCTGAAATAGCCTATAACCGTACAACCTATTTCAAAGGACGTATGGTAAACTCCCCCGGTGGTGGTTGTACCGTATTGTCATACGTGGATAACGGCGATGGAACCTACACCATCGCTCCCGATCTGACAGATGCGGACGGATTGAGCCAGTTTGTTGATGATATCCTTACCACCTATTTTGTGACTAAGAATAGCGAAGGCAAACTGAACGGTTTTGAAGAAATGAAATTCCGTGTGACTGCCGCAGATTATACAGCCAAGAAGTTTACTGTCATTCCCCGTCCGGGGCATTCTGACTGGAAACCTGCCGAGCAGATGGTATTGGCACAAACAGGTAACTTTACGGACCCGGAACGTCAGACTTATATACTTATTGATTCCGTCAACGGAAACAACTGTATTACATTCTTTGACAATGCCAACACTTGGGACCCGGAGCCGGCACAGATGCCTGCGTGGTTCGGCAAGAAAAAAGGCATGACTGTAGCCGGTATTAATGCGGACAATTACTCAGCCGTTCTTCAAAACATTATCATGACTGGGCTTATCTTCCAGATAGATGAGATAACGGGGAACAAGGTTCGTGTACCTTTGGACAAGGGTGAATGGGTTGCAGGTAAGTACGCCTACTATGACCGGGTGTCACATAACGGGGCTTTGTGGTTGTGTGTTGATGATAACGGAACGACAACCGAGCCATCAGATGATAACCCGGCATGGCTGAAACAAGTGGACAAAGGAGCGGACGGAGCGACAGGTCCGCAAGGTGTTCCCGGAACGCCGGGAAAGGACGGTGTTACTTACTATACATGGATAAGATACGCCGACAACGCACAAGGCGGAGGTATCAGCAATAATCCTACAGGGAAAGCGTATATCGGATTCGCCTACAACAAGACGAGTGCGGTGGAGAGCAACACCCCTTCCGACTACACATGGAGTGAGATAAAGGGTGAGCAGGGTGTTCCCGGTGCACCCGGAGCGGATGGAAAGACCTATTACACATGGATAGCCTATTCGGACAATGCGGACGGTACGGGCATGTACCAACAACCGAAGGATACTACAAAATATATAGGAATCGCAGTAAACAAGGAAACCGCCACAGAGAGCAGCAACCCTTCCGATTATACATGGTCGTTGTTCAAAGGTAAGGACGGTGCTGACGGTTTGTCTGTAATAGGTGGCGGTCATTGGGAATCCTCTAAGACCCCATACGAGGTCAATACCATGGTCACTTTGGCGGGCTGTGTTTTTATCTCCAAGGTGAAAACATCCAATCCTCCGATTAAAATTGCAAGGTTCAGGAACGGCAATTATCGAAAGAAAAAGGATGGCGGTTATATCCTTGCCGGGAAATCAGCCGACTGGACCGTGCATGAAGACTGGGAGATGCTGCTGGACGGTCGTGAACTTAAAGGTGAGAGTATCACCTTCTTGGGTGAGTTCGCATCCCATCCGTCCAATCCCAAGGAGGGTGACAGCTACCGAAATACGGCTGACCATTGTACTTACATATACCGGAATGGTTTGTGGATGGTCATGGTCAAAGACGGGACTGACGGTAAGGACGGCAAAGGTTACGAGTGGATCTACACCCGTACCAACATCATCGGCCTTACCCCTGACAAGCCGGATTCGAAGCAGCAGGATGATTATATACCGGAAGGCTGGACAGATGATTTTCTTGGCGTGGATGCAGACCATCAGGTGGAATGGGCGTGCAAACGTGTGAAGCGTGATGGAGTATGGAGTGAATGGAGCACTCCGGCCCCTGTGCACCGCTGGAGTAAGGACGGGGAGAATGCCATCATGGCAGACTTTGATAACGAGATGGTCAATGCAGCCCTTACTTCAGATGGGAAGGTCGTATCCTCACAGACTTGGAATACAACTGTCAGTATGTGGTATGGAACGGAGAAGCTCACGCTTGACAGCATCACCTGTACACCTGACACAAATCTACTGTGTGCGACAGACAAGAATACGGGAGTGGTGACAATATCGGTATCTGCCGGAGCTGCTCTTGCTGCGACAAACACGGTGAAGATCACAATCAGGGCTACAAAGAACGGGCAGCAGTATTCCCGTGATCTGTCATTCACTGTAGCCGGGGTCCGTGGAGGTGCGGACGGTTCAGATGCCGTGCTATACAGTATAATCGTTTCTGCCACTTCTGTAAGCAAGGACAAGAACGGGAACTACAGCGTGTCTTCCGTATCATGTTACAGGCAAAAGTCAGTGGGTGGCGTGATATCCACCACAACGGACGGTACATTGAAATACAGCATAGACGGTGGAGCAGAAACTACCATAAACAACAATACAGCCATATCAAGCGGAAACTTTACGAAGACATTGAAGTTTATCTTTTACGTGAATGACCAGATAGTGGATATTGAAACCGTTCCCATGCTTTCTGACGGTAAGGACGGTGCTGACGGTGAGAGCATCACAGCCGCAGGTCATTGGGAATCCGCCAATACCCCGTATGCCAAGAACAGTACAGTATCGTTTGCCGGAGGATCTTACTTAAGCAAGGTTCAAACATCCAATCCGCCACTTCCGCTTCTTCGCGTGAGAGGTGGACGTTATCTAAGGAAGAAGGATGGCGGTTACATACTTTCCGGGAAGAGATCGGACAAGGCTGTCAACTCCGACTGGCAGGAAATGACTTCCGGTGTCGAACCGTCCGCTTCGTACTGGCTTGACAGCCCGGTAAGCACGATAAACTTCACGTCAACAGGCACACCGTCACCGTCAGCGTTTGTCGTTACCATGAAACAGAATGTAGGCGGCAATGTGAGCGATACGAACAGGTTCTATCTTGTCGCACGGAAATATAACGGAAGCTGGCTGGCTCATGTAGGTGCTACCCTAAGCAATCAGATATCCGTTCCAGCGACAGCCGGATACACCCAGTTTGCCGTCCGGGCTTATAAATCAGCTTCCGATGCTGCTGCTTGGAATGACAATTATGTGGCCGAGAAGGGTGTGGGTGTTGCAAATGATGGTTCCATAGGAGCAACAGGAGCTACGGGTGCGTTCCCTTATGACAGAGGTGTATGGGCTTCCGGACAGACATACGTATGGAATGCAAAACAGCGTGACAAGATCATTCACAAAATAGGTGAAGTTTATTACAATTTTCTTGTGCGCAACTATGGAAGTTCTGTATCAGCGGCTCCTACATCCGCTAACGGAGATTCCAACTGGGAAGCCATGCAGAAATACAAAAGTCTGGTAACCGACATATTCCTTGCTGATAAGGCGAACATAGCCGGATTTATGTTCAAGTTGAACGGATACACATCGGACGGGGCACCTTACGGTATCATGCAGTCACAGGACAGCACTAACGGCCAGCCTAATCTGAGGATGGACACAAAGACCGGAGAGATTCTTTGTCAGAAAGCGAATATCACCGGGACTATCATAGCGACAAAGGGGACAATTGGCGGATTCAATATCGGTAATAATTTTATCGGCAGCACTAATATGTCGGCTGTAAATGTTGATAATTTGTTGCTGCAATACGACAAATTTGAAATGAAATACGAACGGTTCCAGTCAATAGACGGACATTTATACCAAGGTATTTTGGATACAGTAATTAGAAGTGGAAGTATAACTGTATCATCAACCGGGGATGTTTCAACAGCGAATGATGCTCTGTATGTAAGATGTGGAAGTTATATTTTTTCAGTCGGGCGAAACGGAATTCGCAAGTCAACGAATGGAGGAAGTACCTGGGTGGATTTATAACATTTAAAATATTAAAGTATGAGAATAAATTTTGCACAATTTCCTATTTACGACGGGATTAAGAAAGAAAAACTGATAGCCAACAACATCACTGAGGCCTACGGTGACTGGATATACAAGAACGTAGCGGGTTTGAAGGCGCATCTCCTTGCGGAGAAAATCTTCAAGTCGACTGTAGATGGTGTGGAACTTGACGAAGAGGAGGTGGATATCATAAGACGTTCTACCCCTATGTTGTCCGGCTTGCTGGCTGATTCGTTGAATGATTATCTGGATAAAAAGAAGGAGGAACAACATGAAGATTGAGAATTTGGAACGCGCCAGCCGGATCAATGACGAACTGGCGAAACTGAAGCTGGCTAAGGAAACGTTGAATAACGGAGGCTATGTCCGTATCTACAGCAGCGCCCGGTCAAGTGCCGGATGTGTGGAACTGGATATAGCAAACTTTAATGACGAGGTGAACACGTGTATAGACAACCATATCGCTGAACTTGAATCTGAAATAGAAACGCTATGAAAGAATTATGGCAATTAATCAAGATGCTGTTCTCAAGCAAGCCGGGTGATTTTGACACTCCTGAGCTGCTTGCCATGAAGCATTATCCTTTCAAGGGATACCGTTTCATGATGTGGTGCGGACGGATGATATACCGTGCCGAGAACAAGGAGAACATAGATAGGTATATGCAGACCTATGCGGGTAAGGAAAGCCTGACGCACGAAACCATACACCTGCGTCAGGCACAGGTTATCGGCTCATGGGTAAAATACTATTGGCGGTATTTTGTCGAGTGGATCAAGGGAAACCCTATCTGCCATCCTGCGAGTTCGGCATATTATACCATTCCGTATGAAATCGCCGCATACGCCAATCAGGGCAATCCTGATTACTTGAAAAACTATACGGATGATTCCTTTACTCGTTACAAGTTGAAGCATAGAAAGCGTATTTACAAGGAGCATCAAAAAGATTGGAAAACTTATATAAGAACTTTATAAAATTTGGATATTATGAGTGATTTGAATTTAGAAAATATAGTTGGCTTTAAAGCTGTGGATAAAGACGGCAACGAACAAAATGTGACAGTAGATGAAATGGTGGATATGGTTTCCACAAGAATGGTTATGGCTTTGTCTGAAACTTCAACATTTGCCGCCGCTGCTGCAACAGGAAATGACGTGTATGAAAATGAACTTCCGACAGTGACGGATGCCGCAAATGTAAGAGTTTTACAAAGTAGCGGGGATGCGGCAAAAATGACGATGCAGTCGCTTGCATCAAAACTGGGAGAACTGATTGGCATAAATGATACGTGGTTAAGGTTCAGAGATGTTAGAAGCATAGAATCTCAAGACAAATTAGATTCTATGCAATATAGCGGAATCTACTTACTAACACAACCTTCAGAATTAGAATATGTCCGTAATTGTGTATTAGTTGTAATCGGCAAACCTAATATCTGTTGTATTCAGAAACTATATAATTATAGCGGAAATATCTATAAATATCGAGTGAAATGGTATAGTAATACTTGGGGTAATTGGCAAACCGTATCTTTGACATGATTTTCTTAAAAATTGAGAGCTGGGAGAACTTCAGTTAAATGAAAACTATTTTTTGGTAAATCACATGCTAGGAGAAGGGGCTTTATACAAACTGAATTATCCTAAAGATATAAACGTTACTTTTGATATTATTGGAGAAGGGAATAGCGAGAACGCAGACATCTTTTCTTTTGTATCACATCACGTTAAAGGACTGTCCGTTGTAAAGAGTATTGGTCCTAATTTGCTGAAAATATACAAGGATGGAGATCATAACTACTATGTATATATGCCTGTATTCTCACGAGCTTTGATATATTTTACCAATCGTGTTTCTATGGATAATGCCATTTCAGCAACTAAAGTAGATATAGATATTAGTACGCTCACACAGGTAGGAATTTAG